GTCCCCTTCCTTAAGAAGTTTGAGGCAACTGTCCGATGCTGCACTCAAAACGGCATCAGAGGTGGTTCTGCTACAGTTCACTTTCCTATCTGGCACCAAGAAATAGAAGACATCCTGGTATTAAAGAATAATAAGGGAACTGAAGATAATCGTGTTCGTAAGTTAGACTACAGTATCCAAATCTCTAAACTCTTCTATGAGCGATTCATCCGTAACGAGGAAATCTCACTCTTCTCCCCACATGCAGTTCCTGGTCTTTATGATGCTTTTGGAACTGATTCTTTTGACGAGTTATATGTACGTTACGAACGAGATGAGTCTGTTCCTAGAAAGACTATCGGTGCTCAAGAACTCTTTCTGGACCTCCTGAAAGAACGTGCAGAAACTGGTCGTCTTTATATTATGAATATTGACCACTGCAATTCCCACTCATCCTTTATGGATAAGGTTGAGATGAGTAATCTTTGTCAGGAAATTACTCTTCCAACTAAACCAATTCAACATATTGATGACCCTAATGGTGAAATTGCTCTTTGCATTCTTAGTGCTATTAATATTGGGAAAATTAGGGATAACGAAGATCTTGAAGTTCTTTGTGATCTTGCTGTTAGGAGTCTTGATGAACTCATTGATTTTCAAGGATACCCCGTCAGAGCAGCAGAAATCGCCACCAGAGCACGTAGGTCACTTGGGGTAGGTTACATTGGTTTGGCACACTATCTTGCCAAACATGGAGAGAATTATGGTAACTCAAGGGCATGGGAATTAGTTCATGATTTGACTGAGGCATTCCAATATTATCTCATCCAGGCAACCGTAAATCTTGCAAAAGAAAAGGGTGCCTGTGAGTATTCTCACCGTACTAAGTATGGACAGGGTATTCTTCCGATTGATACATACAAGAAGGATGTTGACGAAATTGTACCTAATAACTTAAAATATGATTGGGATAGCCTTAGGGAACAGGTTAAGTTATATGGAGTGCGGAACTCAACGTTGTCCGCACAAATGCCTTCAGAGAGCAGTTCCGTTGTGTCAAATGCCACAAATGGAATCGAACCACCTAGAGGATACCTGTCCGTTAAGAAATCAAAGAAAGGACCACTTAAGCAGATTGTACCCCAGTATCAAACTCTTAAGAACAACTATACGCTTCTTTGGGATATGCCTAGCAATACTGGTTATATTAATATTGTTGCTGTTATGCAAAAATTCTTTGATCAAGCGATTTCTGGAAACTGGTCCTATAATCCACAGAATTATCCAGACAATGAAGTTCCTACTTCAGTAATGGCGCAGGATCTTTTGACTACATATAAGTACGGCTGGAAAACCAGTTACTATCAAAATACTTATGACCATAAGACTGATGAGGTTGAAGAAACTAAACAGTCTCTTGATAATTTAATTTCCGATATTCTATCAACGGAGGATGAAGATTGTGAGTCTTGTAAGATTTAAAACAGGTTTGGAGGATAAAAATATGGTCGAGTCTATGACCGTTTTTAATTCTCAGGAGGTAGACACCAAAAAGCAACCAATGTTTTTTGGACAACCACTTGGGATTCAGAGATATGATTCTTACAAGTATCCAATCTTCGACAAATTAACAACACAACAACTAGGGTATTTCTGGAGACCTGAAGAGGTTTCCTTACAAAAAGACAGGGGCGATTATCAGTCCCTCCGCCCAGAACAAAAGCATATTTTTACAAGTAATCTGAAGTATCAGGTTATGCTTGATTCCGTTCAAGGAAGAGGTCCTGGTATGGCATTTGCGCCATATTGTTCACTTCCTGAACTGGAAGCATGTATGAAGGTTTGGGAATTCATGGAAATGATTCATTCCCGCTCATACACTTACATTATCAAGAATGTTTATTCGGATCCATCTGATGTTTTTGATACGATTTTAAGAGATGATCGTATCCTAGAACGTGCTACCAGTGTTACTGAGGCATATAATGATACTCAAACTTATGGAGGGAAGTGCAAAAATCATCTCACTAATTGCCAGAGATGAGAATCAGCACCTTGTCATCACTCAAAATATTCTTAACAAATGGAAAGAAGGTGATGACCCCGATATGAAGAGAATCGCTCAAGAAGAAGAGCAGTGGTTCTACAAGACCTTTGAGAATGCCGTCAATCAAGAAAAACTTTGGGCAGAATATCTGTTCAAGGATGGTTCTATGATTGGTCTGAATGATAAACTATTACAGCAGTATGTCGAATGGATTGCGAATCGTAGAATGAAGGCAATTGGTCTAAAACCACTTTATGACATTTCATCTAAAAATAATCCACTTCCATGGACTGAGCACTGGATTTCCTCCAAGGGACTTCAAGTTGCCCCACAGGAAACGGAAGTCGAATCCTATATCGTAGGGGGAATTAAGCAAGATGTTACCAAAAATACTTTCGCAGGATTCCAATTATGATGAGTGGTGTGAACAAGAACTTCTAAATGCCTATAAAGATGCAGCAGAGTATGATGATTTCCTTTTCGGAGATCATGATTACTCTTATGTTTGGTTAGATGATAATACTAAATGAGGGTCTTTGTACCCTCTTTTTTTATAAATAAATCTATAAAGAACATATAAGAAAAAAAATGTCTAGACTTTCAGGTAGTGAAGCTCTTGGTTTGATGGAGGCTTATGCATCTATTCATGCCCCACAAGAACAAATTGAACTCACCGAAGAGCAGGTATGGGAAGAAGTTGAGAACTGGGTCAATTCACTTCTAGAAGAAGGTTATGACCTGAGTGAGTATACTTGGGAAGAGATGTATGAGGCTTATTTGAGTGAAGCTCCAGCGTTAAATTATGGAAATCCAGATGTAGCTCGTTATAATCAAGCAGTGGCACAATCAAATAAAGATAGAGCAACCCGTGCCACCGCACAAGGACAAGTACAAACTGCTCTTGGGCAAGGTAGGGGTATTAATGTTAGAGGTGCTACATCCGGAGCAGCCCAAGGAAGAGGATTTGGAGCTGTGTCTGGTGGGAGACAAGGTATTGTTGTAAATACACCACTTAAGCCTGGAGAAACTCAACAAATTAATGTTGCGGGGAGAACTCTTTTTCCAGCTAAAAGTGGAAATAGAACCGTTTACTTACCATCAAGAGACTCTAAACCTGCAACTCCATTATTTAAATCATCCACAAAAAAACCAGACTCTGGCACCGACGCCGGAGATAAAGGCGACAACGGTGGTGGAGGTAATGGAGGCGGCGGCGGTGCTGGTAATGTTCCACCACAACCAAAAGGAGATGTAATTGTAAAAGCAGCTAAAGGTGGCGTTCCTGGGTCATTAAATAAAACAACAGGAAAATGGACAGCTTCTGACGGAGGTAAGACCGCTCCTACTAAACCTACAGCACCAACAAAACCAGCAACTGGTATGTTAGGTAAAACCTCATTTGAAAGAAGAACTCCAACATCTGCAGAATTAAAGGCAGCGCAAGCAGCAAGAGCAGGTGGTGAAAAGAGTCCAGAGAAGGTTCTGCAAGCAGCAAAGGCAGCTTCCGCACCAGCAGCAAAGACAACTCCAGCAGCGACTCCTAGCCTTGCACAAAAGGCATCAGGACTATCCTTAGGTTCTTCACAATTTAAACCAGCAACCACTTCTCAAGCAACTGCTGCCGCTCCTAGCACTTCTTCTGCTGCTTCTGGTGGAAACGCTGTTACTACTGCTAATAAGATTGCTGCAGCACCAAAACCAACTCCATTAACTCCAAGACAACAAAGACTGAACATGGAAATGGAGTATGATGCTTATGATATCGTCGTTGAATATTTAATCGATAATGGTCATGCTGAAACTACTGAGGAAGCAATTTATATCATGGCAAATATGAGTGAAGAGTGGAGAGAAAGCATTCTTGGTGAAGACGCAAAATACGATAGAAATCGTAAGAGAGCCGCACAAAGAGCAGCAGAAAGGAATGCTGCTAGAGATAGAGGACAAACTGGATCAGTTCCTGGAGTAGGTTATGTTACTCCAAGAAGAGAAAGAGAGACCTATACAGATTCTGCTGGTGCAGAAAGACATAAATCTGGCGCTAGAATGCCTAAGAAAGAAGGTTGATTTAAAACCATAACATAATCTTTAAGGGGTCTTGACAAGACCCCTTTTTTATTGCTAGACTAGGTTTGTCTCCGTTGAAGATAAATAATAGCTCATAAGATTACTTTATATGAGTTATGAAAACCCTTGGAGATTCAATGGGGAAATATTTGAGTCTTCTGATATTCAAAATTATTTTGGTTTTGTTTATCGTATTGACTGTAGGAAAACAGGTCGTTCATATATCGGTAGAAAGTATTTTTGGTCTTTCCGCACACCAAAAGGAAAATCTAGAAAAGTTAAAGCAGAGTCTGATTGGAAAGCATATTACGGAAGTTGCCCTGAACTCAAATCCGATGTTAACGTTTGGGGAAAAGAATCCATGGACAGATCTATACTTAGCCTCCATACAACAAAAGGACAGTGTAACTACGAAGAAACCAAACAACTTTTTCTAAATAATGTGTTGATTGAATCACTTGACGACGGAACGCCAGCGTACTACAATAGCAATATACTAGGACGCTACATGCGAAAAGATTATGGTAACTTTGGAGCAAACTCTTCGTCAAACACATGATTGGGCAGTTGATAGAATTCATTTTCTGAGTGAGAATGATATAGAAGATGCATATTCCATTCAGGCAGAATTTAAAGAATGGTTGAATCCAGATATTCCCGATCATGATGTAATATCAATGCAGTATTCCGGAGATTAAAATGAAAATCGATTTACATAACTTTTTTCTGCATTATGATTCAACTAATCCTAAGCATATTGAAGCTGTAGAAAAGTTTGAAAAAGTTTTAGAATCCAAAGCACCAGAAGAGATGGATGATTCTTCTGATTGGGTTAAAACTTATAGAACAAAACCATCAGTTCCTGGTATTCTTGATGTTCCTTATTATCCACAGACAGATAATTATAGGGATGCACAAAGAACTTGTAATTCATCTGCCTGTGCAATGTGTCTAGAATATTTCAATCCAGGTACTCTTCAGGGAGTAAAGGGCGATGATGCCTACATTCAAAAGGTATTCGCAATTGGCGATACAACAGATCATTCCGTACAAACAAAAGTTCTATTATCTTACGGTATTAAGTCACGCTTTAGTTACAATCTTACTTTTGCTGATATTGATCGTGAGCTTGCCGCTGGGAGACCCGTTATTATCGGGATTCTTCATCGCGGGACTTTATCTACACCTACTGGCGGGCACATGGTTGTAGTCATCGGTAAGAAAGGTGAGGATTATGTGGTGAATGATCCATATGGTTCGTTGAATGATGGATATACTAGTGATGTGATTAATGGGAAAGGTGCAGTCTACAAACGCTCTGATCTTGTGCGTAGATGGTGCCCTAAAGGAAATGATGGTTGGGGTAGAATTTTTGAAGCAAAAAAGTCATAAGTTCTGTTCCTCTATTTAAAGGAATAGAACTAATTAAAGAATATGAATCATGTGAATTGGAATCTTATCCAGATCCACATACTGGAGGACTTCCAATTACAATAGGGTGGGGAAGCACCAGAGATTTTGATGGTAAACCATTTAAGTTGAAGCAAAAAATTACTCAAGATTATGCTGACAGATTGTTTAATCATCAGATACAAAATGAATTCCTTCCAGCACTTAAAAAGATTCCTTATTGGAGAGAGATGAATGCAAATCAACAAGGCGCAATTCTCAGCTTTGCTTATAATCTTGGTGCTAATTTTTATGGAAGCTCTGACTTTAATACAATAACAAAAGTCTTGAAGAATAAAGAGTGGGACAAAGTTCCTGAGGCACTCAAGCTCTATCGTAATCCTGGAACTGATGTAGAAGCAGGATTGTTGAGGAGAAGAATTTCCGAAGGAAATTTATGGAAAACTAAATAATTAAACTATTATATGTGATATCATGGAAGAACTACAACTTGAAGAATCCCAAAGAAATATCCTACAAACTCAGGATAAATTACCACATGATCCAAATGCTTCTGGTAAATATCCTGGCGGATATACTCCAGTGGGAGAAGGAGTTGACAATACTGGCATAGAAGAAGCACCATCAATTAATGTTGGTGCTGTAGAAGTAACTAATCCACAAATAGAGGAATTTAGAAATGGAGATGTATTTGGCTCTTCTGGGGGTTTTATTACTGGTATCGGCATTGGGAATGATGTTTCTAAAGCATTAGAACCATTACAAGTCGCTTCTATTCAAAATGCTTCTCTGGATCCTGTACTTGATTCTAACGGTAATGTTATCGATACTGTCGGTGATATTTCTGATTCTGGCGGTGAAGTCGAAGTGGTAGACCCCCCACTTCCACCAGTTGAACCACCCGTAGACCCCCCACTTCCACCAGTTGACCCAGAAGACCCTGAGGAGCCT